TTAAACAGTGGATAGTTGATCAAGAAAATGCACAAAAATAACACCTTTTGGGCGTGGTCCGTGCTGAGATCAGTAAATACTAGTAGAGTTGTTTATGTGATAAGATCAACACACACTCGAATGTCACAGGAACATCACGTTCTATATAATTAAAAAGGTTGTATAAAACTTCGATAAACAACTCCATTCCCCACAGTGTGGATAAATACACCCATAATGACACACACTTATAACGCAGGAAACTTTCAAGAATACGATTATGAAACTGAATGGTTAGAGTGTTCGTGGAAACAGGTGTATGCTACAACACACTTGGTTACAGCATTTTTATATCCTTGGCTCGTTCGATAAATACTAAGAGCGAGGGATAACATGAAATGGTTAATATTGGTGCTGATGATTGGCACCCACCCAGATGGTAGCAAGGATACATTTCTCTATTTTAAACCAGAGTTTGATTCAGTAGAACAGTGTCAAAACTATGTGTATCGTACTGCACCAGAAATTAGAAAGCACATGATGATTGAATTTATGGGTAAACCTATAGAAACAGTATTCTGTGTAAGACAGGATCGATTGCCAGATCTACTACAACAGCCTGGCACACCTGCATAATAATAAAAACCGGTTTTATCACCAAATTACTATGAACAAAAAGAGAATTAGAAAATCACCTAAGGAACAGATACGGATCCTTGAAAGCAAACTCAAAAAAACACAGGATCCGCTAGAACGAGAATCAATACATCAAGCAATACACCATTGGCGTATGCAGATTAATCGTTCACAACAACAGGATCAGTAACAGTAATTTAGTTTGTGCATACCTGCTATGCTAAATATGTATACGTTCGAGCGTTAGGCTTGGAAGTAGACATTATGTCGAAGGAACGCACCTAACTTTAAAAAGGAGGGTGACATGGATAGACACTCATTTATGCTCAAGCAATATTCTGAGCAACAACTACGTAAAAAGAAAGAAATGGAATTATGGAAGGCTCGTAATGAGGTGGAAGTAAATGGTCATGGTACTTCTGGATACGTAATAAAGCATGGTCCTAACAAAGATAAAATCTTAGGACATCAGTCTACTAAATCAACTAAAAATTGGTAGTGTTCTAGCGTTTGCTAAACACAAATAGGTCATTGGCGGAATCATAATTAAAATCAAGATTCTGCCAGTGGTCAATCTGTTTGATGTTGTTAGTGAAATAGTATTTGTAGTTGGAGTCCCACGATGGTGCATCTACTTTTACGTGATATACACTAGAATCTTCTAGTGCTTGTGACATGAGGTTGACCAGTTCTACGTCATACATTGCACTGCCGTTGATTGTGAATTTTTTAGTATCTATTTTTTCTCGCATACTAAATGTATATTTATTATCTATAAATACTAGTATGAAAAGGGCGGCCTTAATACTAGGACTTCTTTTTTGGGTCGCAACATCAATTACAGTTTTTGCCCAAGAAGAACAGGAACAGAAAAGCAAACTGGTTCAGTTGCCTATACTGTTAGACTGTGGTCCTATACAAGCAATATCAGAGTTGTTAGTGGAATATCGAGAGATTCCGATTGCACAAGCAAATGTTATGTGGCAATTGCCTTCCGGTCAACTTCTTGAAGGACCTATGACAATTTTTGCACACCCGACGAACTTTACTATTTCCATTGTGATTCAAGCAACAGAAGAGTTTGGTTGCATTGCCTTTCCTGGAAAAGATTTTCGTCCATTCGTTTCTAATGGTACCAAGTTGTAGTTAATTTAAATACTGTTATGAAAGTAACAGCAACACAACTTCCCATAACAAACGACCTTGATCAAAACACCACAAGCATACTAGAATTGCTGGAAGGCGATAAAGGTTACATGCTAACAGGTGAAGGAAGTCTCAGCGGTTACTTTGCTCCACCAGTGATCAACAACTGCACCAACACTGTTAGTTTAATGGACAGTGAACGACACATTGCTAACGAAGCAATAACAAAGAATATAAAATTATTACTAGGTACTGGATGGATGGAGCCTGATGGTATGCCCTACAATCAAGTTAGGGTATATGACGAAGGATACAAAGGTGCTTACTGCAAACGCCTATTGACAACAACTGCACAGGGTGGTGGCGAACGTAATGCTTATCTTCCTGGGTGGGCACCTTTTGTATTTGACATGGGCAACAATCATAGAGGCGGTATTCTAATATGCAACGATATATGGGCAACACCTGTTGTTAGTCCACAAGGCAATCCCTATTATGTAAACGAGTATGCACGTATGGGTGTTACAGTATTGTTTTGTAGTGTAAACTGTAATGTAAGTGGGCGTGTAGAATGGGATCCTGTAATATACACTTGGCATGAAAATCATTTGCAGATGTATGCAAAGACCTACGGCATGTACATAGTTGTAAGCGGAAGTAGTTTGAGCATGAACAGTGAACCTATTGAAAAACTGCAATGTCCTCTAGGTATCATAGGTCCGGACGGTAGTTGGTTAGAACAACTAGAACTTGGTGCGAGTCATGCATCAGTCATTTTAAAATAAATACTAATATGAATTACACAGGTAAACTGCTGGCGTCACAGCCAACAACACAGTCAGACTTTTTTAAAGAAAGTGTTATTCTTATTGTCGACCACAGCGAAAAAGGTGCTTGGGGTTTGCAAATAAACAAGAGAACTGATACACTTCGAGTTAATGAAGTTGTAAAAGACATCGGTGTTAGCATAGACTCTGAAGAACTATGTTATATCGGAGGTCCAGTGGAACAACAGGCTCTACATCTAGTACATTCAAGTGATTGTGTTATGAGTAACAGTATACCTGTTAATGACGAAATAAACATAACCAGTAACGGTACAATGTTTGCAGAATTACAAAGTGGTCGCGGTCCAAAAGATTGGATTTGCACACTGGGTATGTGTACATGGGCACCGGAACAACTTGACGGTGAAATGAGTGGCCAGCATCCGTGGACACCACAGCATCGTTGGCTAGTCACTGATCCACCAAAGGATCTGTTGAATATTAATCCAAAGTTATTATGGAAACAGGTTGTTAAAAGTTGTGTTGAAGAAGCAACAGCGAATATGTGGTAGAAGACAATTTGTTAATCTGCCTCAGTATTCATTGTTTTAAGAAGTTCTCGAAGTTTAGTTGATTGTGTTTTACCACTAACCTTACCTATTGTAGATCCTTCTGTAGGATCACTTCTTGTAGAATCATTTTGTGCTGTGTCAACTGTGCTTTGTTGTTTGACTTTATCATAGATACTGCTTCCAGTTGATTGTTGATATGAACTTTCATCTTCAACTAGATCTTTAATACGCAAACTATCCATATCAAATTCTAGATCTACTTTTTGTCCTACACCACTTGAACTACGTGTTTTCATAAACTGTATTTGATAACGTCCACGTTCTTTCATTGCTCGACTTGTAAAGATACCAATAACATTATCTGCTGTTTGAATCTTACTCAAACCACCTGAGATATGTGAATGATCAAATTCAATTTCTTCAACAGCCGCCCTGTTTAACTGCGATGCTGTAACAAATACACACCCTAGTTCCATTGCTAGGTTACGTAGTTCTTCTGATACATACTTGTCTTTAACAAACAGATCACTTGGCGATACTTTAACACTCAGTGGCATCATCAAATCCAAATAGTCAATTAGCAGTACGTCTGGCTTGCACTTGTTTTTAATTGACCATTCCTTAACGTAACTACGCAAGTCATTTGCGTTCTTACCACTTGGCATATATTTGATCTGTATGCGTCCGCTTTTCTTGCCCATCATCTTGACTTTCATTTCTACATCATCAAGATTCTTAAACACATCACGTGTAGCAATACCTGTAAGCATACTGTCAATACGCATTGCTGTAAGTGCTTCAGAAAGTTCTAAACTAATATACAAAACATTCATACCTTCAGTTGCAAAGTTTACAGCCATGTTCTGCAAGAACAAACTCTTACCTGCACCCGAGCCGCCTGCCCAAATGTTTAGTTCACCTCTATTGAATCCGCCAAACAGTTTCTTGTCAATGCTTGGCCAACCTGTGCTTACTTGTCCGTTGTTGTCTTTTAGTCCTTCAAGTCTGCCTTTAGGATCTGCAAAGTAATCAGTACCCATGTCTTTTGCAAGACCAATTTGAATTGCTTCTTTAACTAGTCCTTCAACTGGACCATACTCACCTTTTTCTAATAGGTCAGCACTTTTAAGAATTGCACGTTCTAGTGCTTTGTGTCTGCTAAATTTTTCAAAAGTATCAAGTAACCAATCGGTATGTTCTTGTCCTACACCACTTGCATCTTTTAGATCTGTTTGGCATGAACTGTTAACAATATCAAGTTAAGGCATAACCTTGTATTCGTCGACATACTTT